CCGGTCACCGCCCAAATCGAGTCGTCAATACCAGACGCTTCGTCAAAAACCACCAGCACACCGTCAAAGTTGTGTACGCCAGCGTAGGCGTCGGGGTTCTCGGCTGACCACAACCGCCCTTCCACGCCCCAGTACCGGGTGCCTTTTTTCAAATCCCGCTCGACCAGCTCAGTCAGCCATTTGGCCGGCATGACCCGGGTGGCTGACACCTCAAACCAGTGTGAGTTGATGGCCATGGCCAGCCATTTGGTGATCTCGGCCCAAGTGATTGACCTAAGTTGTGACTCACTGTTGGCCGATATGATGGTTGTCGAGCCAATTCTGGTGGCCAGCATCCAGATTGTGATCCAAGACACCAGCGCCGACTTGCCAATACCCCGGCCAGACGAGATGGCCTCTTGCAGCACGTCGAAGTCAGCCTTGCCCTGGTTTAGTTTGATGTGCTCGGCAATGTCCAGCAGCACCTCGCGCTGCCATTTGCGCGGGCCGGTGAAGTGCTCCAGCGGCGTGCCCTTGACGCCCCAGGGAAAAGCAAACATCACAAACGCCAGCGGGTTGTCCTTAATCGCCGGGCTCCACAGCCGGGCCATCAACTCTTGTTCGTCTTCAGCGCTGTACTTGGTGCTCTGCATGTGTTAGCTTGTTTAGTGATGGCTCATGCGCAATGACGTCAATGACCCTGGACTCAGCGTCGCGCAGCGCCTGGGTGACCGATATGCGTTGATCGACATCAATAGTGATAGATTGCTTGGCCACCCAACCGTGGACGTTCTGAAGTATGGCCAGCGCCGCCTTGGAGTCGCCCTCTCGCGCTGCCTTGTGCAAACACTGGGACATCTCCATCTCAGCGTCTGCCTTGCCTTTTTGCGCCGCCATCTCCGCGATGGGGTCAAGCTGCACCAGTTGCCGGTACTCGGCGGGCAGCATGCCAGAGGCCAACGCCAACGAGTCGCCTTTCAACCCCAGCTTGGCGGCTTCGTAAATGCGGTGCAAACGCGCCTCAGTCGCTTCGACCTTGCGCGGTGCAAAAGGTAGGCTTTCAAACATGTGCCGAATATACCAAAAAAAATTTGTGGGTCATGTGGGCAATGTGGGCTATAAAAAATTTTGTTCACGGCCCTTCCGCTGCCGTGACCTTTGGCCGTTGGCCCTACCCACCCCCCTCCAAGCAAACAGCAACCGGCCACCGGCCACGCGGCACGCGGCCACCAGCCTGCAGTTTGTACTACTTTAGTGGGGGGTCATGTGGGCAGTGTCCACATGACCCGCACGCTCGCTGGCTGGTGGCCTGGTGGCCATGTGGCCATGACCATGCGCGGGCATTTGTGGGTCATGTGGGCGTTTTGGACGCCCACTTTAAATCGCTCGCCAAACCGTGGGGTGTGAGCATTCGTAAGCCATACACCTACTGTGTAGCTATATAGTATTACATATAATTTATCATACCTTACCTTATATTTTCTTGCCCACATTGTCCACAATGTAAGGTTTTCACTCTCAAACCCCGTGGGCAAAATCCACATCCGCGCCCACTCACAATTCGCCCACGTTTTCGCCCACAATGACCCCACACAATTAAAGGTCTAAAAATATAGTGCGTGCGTTATGTCCGGGATTGTCGTACATTAAGTGACCGACGCAAAACCGCGTCGGCATACAGTCAACTAAACGAAGGGTTCCATCATGTCCAATTTGCCCACAAAACCGGCCAAAATTCTAGGTTATATAGCGTACGAAGGTCCATCATTGATCGATGGCGCGCCCATTGTCGTTATTGTCAACAAAATCCACACCGATTCGAAGAACGACAAAACCGGCGCGATTGTGCAAACCTTTATCATCCGGTCCGATATCGCGCCCATGGCCGCGCTTCAATCGGGCGAAGATGTATCTATATGCGGCGATTGTGGGCACCGGCCGTATCTCATTAAAACCGGCCAAAGTGACGAACCGCCATGCTACGTGCAAGTAGGTAAGAGCGTGCAAAGTGTATTCCACGCATATAAGCGCGGCCGGTACGTGAAGGCGGACCCGGCCACAATCGCGCGCGTGTTGGCCGGTAAGATTGTGCGAATCGGTACTTATGGGGATCCCTTCGCTGCGCCGGTGCGCATGTGGGCCCAGATAACCCGGTATGCGGCCGGTCGGCGCGGTTATACGCACCAATGGGACCGGCCTGATTTTGATGTGGCCGCATGGGCCCCTTTGGTTATGGCAAGCGCGGACAATATCGATCAAGCGGCCAAAGCAAACCTTTTGGGCATGCGCGTTTTTAGGGTTAGCGTGGGCGTTGACGTGCAACCGGGCGAAGCATCATGTCCGGCCAGCGCCGAAGGTGGCCGCCGGTCCACATGCGCAAAATGTACCCTTTGCGCCGGCACGTCAATCGCTGCGCGCGATATCGTTATCGCGGACCATGCGGCCGGCCATGCGCGCCGAGTTATCTCGATCGCTAGTGTGTAACCTTATGCGAGCCCTACGGGGCTCGTATTGGGGCGCGCATTGGTGCACGCTATCAACTAAACAAAGGGTAATCTATGAAACACGCAAAATTACGCGAAGCGCTGCGCGCCAAGTATGGCGCACGAAATTATCGAATTGATCGAAATGATCAAGTCTACGTTTACGGGACTATGCCAAACTCTCACGTTGTGGGCTGGTGGCTGATGGGGGACATCCTTGGCGCTGAGTTGTGGATGGGTCTCCATGACGATATTGGGGGTGCCAAATGATCAAAACCATGCGCGCCAAATACCGGGGCAAAGACGCGCGCACCGGCGCGCCCATTTATCCCGGGGACGAAATCCAATATTGCACGGCCACGCGCCGCGCATGGATCACCGGCGAACCGGGCGAGATAACCTTTTTTGGTGAAACCGGCCCGACCACGTTTTATCGAAACCCACGGGGCCGGTGCGAAGATGCCCCATGTTGCGGATGCTGCACCATATGACCTACTTCAACACCAAGGGGGCCGCGCAGGCTCTCGCTGATGCCTTGGCCATCGATGATGCCGATGCCTGGGTGTACGAAGTGCACGCGAGCCCGCGCGGGTTCTATGTTGCAGTATTTGATTTTGACCATTTCTTTTTGGGGAACCTATGACCGATCGCATACAACGTATTGTTTTTTTGGTGGCCATCATTGTGGTGGCCTTGGATCTTTTCATTTGGAGACCGTAACATGCAAACCGTAAAAATTGGAAACACCACGTACATCACGAACCGCGCGGACATTTTCGCGCACCACGCTAAGTGCACCGGGAAACATAAGCCCATGAAATCCAAAGGGGGCGTTAAGCGGTTCTATCCGCCCTTTGGCGCCACCATGTCCACGGCTGATTATGTGCGAGCCTATGAGACGCTCAACGCTAAAAAGAACCTGACTAAGTGGGATTGGCAACCCCTGAGCACCGCGCCCACGGTGGCCACCGGGGCCGATGCGGCGTGGGAGGTGGCCGATGTTGCATCCGATCTTTGAAGACATTTTGCGCCGCTACGCGCCGCCACCGCCGGCACCGCCCAAGGGGGACGCATGGCGCTAATTTGCGCGGTCATTTTGGCCGCTATACTGGCGTTGCTGCTTGACCTTTGAGCAGTTGCCAACATTCACAGGGCCCCTTGCGGGGCCCTTTTTTTATACCTCAATCATGCGCCTGAGATCGCTGCGCGAATACTCGCCAAGCTCAGGGGCGCAGAAAACGTGCTTTTTGGTCTCAAAGTCGCGCGATTTAATGCGGCCCATGTCAATCCAGCCCGCCTCTTTAAACGCGTGCAATAGCGCGGCCTGGACGACTTTGACGTTACCCGGGGCGATGCCCTGCAAGCGGTCACAAAGGCCATAAAAAGGGCCACCGCACACGCCCCGCGAGAATTCACCGGCACGGCGGCGCATGAGGTCAACCAGAAACGACTCAGCACCAGACATTCCATGTTCGACCATGATCAACTTGGCCTCAGTCATGGGGGGCGCAGCGTTCGGGTTCCACGCGGACACGTCACGGGTGTGGAGATAGTGGGCCACGGCCTCAAAGCCGCCCCGGTGCTGATACCAATTCCACAAGCTCACGGCCTGAGCCTCTGGCAGTTTAGGGGCATCAGCCCATAGGACGAACCAGCGCCGATCCTCTGAGGGGATCGAGATGGCCACGCGCTCATTGGAAAACGCAATGACAAAGACCCGGTTCAGCGCCATGTAAGGGTGGAGCCCTTTCCGATTGACCATGAGGAGCTCAGGGGGCGCGGCA